GACTATGCAAAACGCAAGGACGAAATGCATTTTGAGATAGTTGAAACACCTGACGAAGTAAAAGCAAGAATAAAAACAATGAAGTTAAAAAAGGAGAACAAAGATGGCTAAGGCCAAGATAGTTAAATCCAATAAAGAAAAGGCAATTGCTATGGCTCAGTCATGGGCAAGAGCATCTTTTGCATCAGTTGTAGCCTTATACATGTCTGGAATTACAGATCCAAAGGTATTGGCAAACGCATTTTTAGCAGGTCTATTAGGACCTTTAGCAAAGGCTCTACAGCCTAACGAGAAAGAGTTTGGACGAAATTCTAAATAACTGGTAAAATTAGATATTAAGATCACAACGCTACACACACCTAAAGGGATATTTGAGCGATTCAGGTCTTAAAGGTGGCCCTGGAGTAAAATCTGGGGCCATTTTAACTTAAGAAAGGGATAGAGGAACAACCAAGGTCTGAAAGTCCGTTAAAACCATCGTAGAACCGTTTTAAAGGGCATTCTGAAGACAACTCATGGGGTTATTTCATGGGGCTAACCAAGGAGAATACCTATTTTAAACAAAAATACATTTATCGCTGGACTATTTATAGTAATATCTGTTTTATTATTACAACTATCCAGCCCAACACCAGCAGTTCCAGTAGTTTATAAAGACAGGCCACCTTTGATGCAGGTATCTGCAAAGCAGGTAGCCAAAGAACTACTAACAAAAAATGAATATTCATGCTTTACCAAGTTGATAGGAAAAGAATCAGCCTGGAATCCTAAAGCCCAGAATCCTACATCTACAGCCAGTGGAATAGGCCAAATGCTGGACAGCACAGTAAGCAGTCTTGGCATGAAAAAATCCAATGCAGGAGTAGCACAGTTAGTCGCTACGCTATCATATATTTCCAGAAGGCATGTCACACCATGCAATGCTTGGAAACATTTTCAAGAAAAAGGATGGTACTGAAAAAAATGACAGAAGAAATTTTAGAAGAAGATCAAATTAAAGAAGTCACAACAGTTGACGAAAACGGAAATATCCGTACAGTTTACTATATTTGACATAATACAAAGGCCTATGTTATAATAATTACAGTTGATTACCTCCTGAGTGTCAACATAAAAAATGTCAGTTCACATGCTGACGACCTCCAAGTGCTTATTCTCATTCTCGCTTGGAGGTCTTTTTTTTATCCTCATTTGACAATAGAAAAACTCTTCTGCTACAATAGGATTACTTCAGAGCGTTTAGAGATCACATCAATGTTGGTTCTGAAGGGACTACGGGCAGATTGCTTGAGTCTCGTTGAATTCTCACGAAGAGTGCTGAATTACGAAGTAGTACTAATGGCGAAGCCATATCTTTTAACAGAAGATTTTTCATATGTTAAAATCCGACATGGGCAGACATTAGAAAAGAAAAGATTAAAGGGGAATATTAGATTATGGGAAGTAATATTAATTGGATAGATGAAAGAAGTCCTCTTAAAAAAGATAAAGATTATTTAGATAGCAGTAATACTAATACTGCTTGGAAGACTATTGTAAATACTATTGAAAATATCAAATGTGATGCCTGCACAAGAAGAATTAAAAAAGGTCAGAAGATATTGATCCATTCTGAAACAAGTGTAAAGATGCATTTACCAAAGGACTGTAAACTATGGTAAATAAAGAACCAGGACTTTTAAGTAGATTTTGGAAACACAACAAGCCATCAGAGTTAAATCATATGAATGATGAGCAAGTGGTACAATTAATAGATGAATACCTTGAAAGATATATCACTTCATATCAAAAGCGGAATCCAGGAAAAGACTTACCTAACATAGGTAGTACACTTGCAGAGGTAAGGAACAAACGATATAACGGAGACAACTATGGAAAGCAATAAGTGGTTTATTTACAATGGAGATATTATTCTTCAATCAGATGACCAAGAACAATTAGAATTTGCTAATGCATGGATAGTCGCTTTAAGAGAAGCAATACGAGAACAAATGATGGAGGAACTAAATGGGGGGAATGAGTTATCCAATGGATACGAACAACCAGAATTACCAGAAGACATTATCTGAGGTAAAAGAAAGCATTAATAAATCAATTCAGACAATAGACAAAATTATCTATTTGTTAGAAAATGAATGTTGCAAAGGTGGTTGCTGCAAATGAGATTTCACATAATTGGATTACCGCATACAAATACCACAGCAGAGTACGAAAATTGTGCTTATACAAATAAGATTATAAACTTTTGTAACATGATGACTTCCCTTGGTCATGAAACATTTTTATATGGCGGAACTGAGAATGAAGCCAATGTAACAGAATTCATTCCATGTATGCCAGAAGAAGAAAGACTTGCACTATTAGATGGTAAGCATTTTCTACATGTTGAGTATGATGCTGAATTAGAAGGATGGCAGTATTTTAACAATGCCGTCACAAATGCAATCAAGGAAAGATTAGAGCCTAAAGACTTTATTTTATTTATTGCTGGATCTACACAGGTAAGCATTGCTAACGAGTTTCCTAAAAATTTAAGAGTAGAATACGGGATTGGCTATGGTGGAACATTCTGCCCATTTAGAGTATTTGAGTCTGAAGCATGGAGACATAGTATTTATGCAATGCATAAGAATCCTACAGCAGTAGATGGTAATTTCTTTGATGATGTTATTCCTGGATATTTAGATCCTGCCAAGTACCCTTTGCAAGAAACTAAAGAAGATTATTATTTATATGTAGGCAGACTCATTCCAAGAAAAGGAATTGATGTGGCTTCACAGGTATGTGAGAAGTTAGGCAAGCGTCTAATCCTTGCAGGCGTTGGAGATTTTAAAGTTCCTTATGGAGAACACATTGGTCCAGTCTATGGAAAAGAAAAGGCTGAGTTGATGGGTAAAGCCATAGCAGTATTTACTCCAACATATTACATAGAGCCGTTTGCGAATGTACATATTGAAGCACAAGTATGTGGAACTCCTGTAATTTCTACACCATGGGGAGTGTATTCTGAAACGGTAATCAATGGTCTAAATGGCTATAAGTGCCACACCTTCAAAGATTTTCTAAAAGCGGCGGAAGATGTAAAAAGCCTTAATCCAAGAACTATACATGAAAGAGCAGTAAGCCTATATTCAGTAGATAATGTTAGATATCAATACGACACATATTTTAAGCGTTTATATACATTACATGATAAGGGCTGGTATAGCCTTGATTAATATTATCTCAGGAAACTCACAGGAAATCGTTATACAAATGTGACCTAAATAAGGCCCTTTATTTGACAATATACAAACTCCAATGGTATACTTAGTATGTGCAGTTGAGAAACTGTAAAACTACAACAACTTAGGAGATTAGAAATGAGAACTTTAGATAGTTTAATGTGCATTTTTTGCGAAGGACATATCGCTGATGCAATTGATTACTCAACAACCCAATACTGTGGACAAGAAGGCAGTGAGGGAAATTGCAATGAATATAAGGGCATAATCACTTATCGTGAATTTTACGAGGTGTATGCATAATGAATACAAAAACTTGTTCAGGTTGTAAAGAAGAAAAAGACCTATCGCAATTCTATTCTGGTCATGCTTGGAGAACATTAAAGTATGGTCATGATCGTCTTTGCAAGAATTGCAGAAATGGTTACAACTTAAAAATGTCAAGAACGCAAGGAAGCAAGAGTTGCACAGTTGATGATTGCGATAAGAGACATTATGCAAAAGGTTATTGTCGTGTGCACTATGATCGTGTAAGATTAACTGGTCAGACTGATTCAATAATAGAAATCATTGGTGCCAATCAAGAAAAGAAAGTCTACAGGAATGTAAATGGAAAACAGGTTTATTCCTATTCATACTCACTTAAATCAAGACTTAAGTATAAATACAATCTAACTGTTGAACAGTGGAATGCTCTTTCAGAAGATGGTTGCAATGTTTGTGGTTCTAAGCAAGAATTAGACACAGATAGAAATTTGCATGTTGACCACGACCATGCTTGCTGTCCAGGAAAGTCATCCTGTGGTAAGTGCGTTAGAGGTGCTGTTTGTAATAAGTGCAACACTGCAATAGGAAGATACGAAAAGAATACTCTTCGTGAAGATTATCCAAACAGAGAAAAGATTATTGGATATCTCGTCAATTACGATATTCGTCGTAAAAGAGAGGAGGCAAAATAATGAACGCAATTGAAGAGCATTTCCTTAACGAAAGACTTGCCTTTGGTTATACAAAAAAGCAGGCACAAGCAGAGTTAGAATTTGTCCTATCAGGAATGTCATCCTATACAGGTGGGCCATTTGTAGTTCTACCAAGCACAAGCAGATCAGCATACATGACTGACGAAGACTGGGAAGAAGGAGTTCTTATTCATCAGATGATGGGCGAGAATGCCAAGGAACAAGGTCTTGAAACCACAGTAGTAAGTGGGCAGTGATGACATGGATAAAAGAGTATGCATTAAGTGTGAAATTGAATATCCTTTGGAGGATAGATTCTTTGCTCTCGCTCATAAAAGCGGGACGAGAAGAGTCACAGTCTGTAGAGAATGTAGGAAAGAATACGACAGGCAATACAGAATTGCCAAGCAAGAAGAGGAAGTAGGCGACGGTATGTACGAAATAAAAGAAGTACCAGAAGAAGTACAGAAGCGTAATCTATTAAAAGCATTTAATTATATACACTTACAAGCGTTTGGAGAACAGATGACTGAGATGATATACTGGTGTAAGGCAGATGATTGTGTTCAAATATCTGACGAAAACTGCGGTAAATGCAACAAGACTATGGAGAAAATTGGCTTCATAGACTACAACGAGAATGAGGAGAAAAAGTAATGAGTAAAAAAATTAAGGCTAAGAAGTTAAACAATCTACAACTAATAGGAACATTTTTTGTTGACTCAGGTCAAGCAATAATTGGCGATCCATTGTATTTAGATAAGTGGAAGTCCTATGATGATGAAGAAAACTTTGATCTTGAAGACCATGTAAACAGAGTAGGTGAGTACAGTTACATGGGTGCTGCTAATGCCACACTAACTAATGGCTTTGGTACTTTAGGTGATCATGATGCAACTGTATTTTCTACAGGCAATGGTGATGGACTCTATCCAGTCTATGCACAGATTGAAGAAGTTGATGAATGGGGACCACGAGTGTGGGCAGTAGTCATTGACATGAGTAGAGAAGGCAGATATGTATTTGATAAGAGCCAACACAACCATTGTGAGTGCGAGTAATGACAGTGTTATGGATGGTGCTAACAGCAGTAGTAGCATTAGTGTATGCAAGAAGTATTCTTATCTGGACATTCGTAGCATATGTTCTTGGACCATGGGCATTGCTACTAACATTGCTTGGACCAAATAAAGGTAAGTGGGAAAGAAGAACCCTTACACTCAATGCACTTAAAGAAGAGGTAGAAAAGATTAGTACACCATCAGAGTACAAAGACTTTGAAACAGTTGATGACTTGATGAAACAATTAGATAAAAAATAGGGGTAGACAAATGGAATGTCAGTTATGTCAGCATCATGCAAAAGATGATAAGTATCTTTGCAGAAAGTGCGAAAGCGTATTAAGAGATCAACTCTCTGACATTCCTACCCTGCAACAAGAATCAAAAGGATTCCTGGTTCCAGGTAGAACTGGGTCAGGATCTCGTAACTCAGAAAGATCATTGGGTTTCAATGTAGCAGCGATGGATTATTCTACAGCAGTAGATACTCTACCTATGCTACATAAGTATGAGGCCATGATTCGTAGAGCGAGAAATCTCACACCACCAGCCCTGCTTAAGAGAGAGCCAAGTATTGAGGCAGAGGTTGCTGCAACAGCCCAGTTCCACATTACTCATTTAGGCTGGACCTTACAGCAGGACTGGTCTGGTGAATTTGCGAGGGAAGTCAAAGTAATCCACTCTAAAGGATTATCAGTAACTAAAGCCTTCATAGAGACAACAAGAAGAATCCCATGTCCTACAGAAGGCTGTAAGAATAGGGTAGCAATAGACATTGAGAATATCCTTGCTGATGTATTTTGTCTCAAATGTAAGGGTTCTTGGACTCTATACAGATTACTACAATTGGCTATGGATAATCCAGATAAGAGATTTTACCTTGATCTTGAGGCTATTTGTCTATGGCTTAATATCACCAAGAAGCAGGCACTGAAGGTTATAGATGAGTACGATATACCTAAACGCAATGGTTTATATGACTTATCTGCTATGGTAAGAGTAAGGAATGAAGTTGCGAGTTTCTAATTTATCTGGTAAAATAAGAGAGCCTGTACTTCGTGCACCCAAAATCAGGGCGGAATCTAAAGAGTACCAATTAATCCTAATAAAGGAATCACATGTATAGTATGCATCTAATAGTAGGAGCATCTCAAGTCCATTTAGAAACAGATGAGAAATTATCATTTGATGGTGTTGAGACATTATTAAATAGAGGCACACTAACTGCCCTAACATTAATGAATGCCCATATGGGTGCTGCCCTCAAGTATGACCAAGCAATTGAACAAGACCATGATTGTGAAGAATGTAGCGTAGAGGCATCTGATGTTGATACGGATTTAGAATAATAATAAATAATAATAATGAAGAAGTTTAATAGCCCCTGCCTATACTGTGGAGTAGTATCAAGAGGTGGTGTATGTAGGCAGTGCAGAGCAGCAATAGAATCAAAGGATCCAAAAAGAAAACAACGCAACAAAGCCTACGATTATGAATGGCAGAAACTGAGCAGGTTGGCAAGAACATTACAACCATGGTGCTCAAGATGCGGAACAAATAAAGACCTCACGGCAGATCATATACTCAGTCTGGCAAATGGTGGAAATAATATCCTGGAAAATATCATGGTTCTTTGTAGAAAATGCAACAGTTCTAAAGGTTAAAATATATCTAAATAAATAATAAACAAGCAGGAAACCCCTGCCTCCCTCCTGGCATATTCCAGGTATGGGTATTTTTTTGTGCTCAAAAATTAACTGTAGACCCCGTCTGCCCTGTTCTGTATTTCTCTGCGAAATTACAGAAATAGTATTTTTGTGTATAAATTACGCAAAACGGACATTGGAGAAAAAATAAAATGACTGCAGGAAGACCACCAAAACCAACGGAACTTAAAAGATTATTGGGCAATCCTGGGCAAAGACCTTTACCAGATTTAAACAATATTACGCATTTGCCCATGGCCAGAGAAATCCCAACACCACCTGATACTCTTGGTGAGACAGGAATTAATCTTTGGAATCGTGCTTGGGGTATGGCTGTTACTTGGCTTAGTCCTGTTAGTGATATTGATGCAATTTCTAATGCTGCATTTTTGGCTGATGCTTCAGAGGCAGCAAGAAATAAATATATGGCTACTCTTGAGAGCAACGATGGTAGAGCGTTTGTCGCAATTAATAAAGCATACACTGATGCGTTAGCATCTCTTGGCTTTGATCCTATTGCGAGATCACGCTTAGGCGTTGCAGAGGTCAAGGCTGCAACCTCTATTGACAAACTTTTGGAAAGAAGGCATAACAGAGCCAAGGCTGATACAATTATTGTAGAGGCTGAATCTGAATTGATAGAAACAGGGGCTGAAGTAATAAATGAAACAAATAGCAATTAACGATATAGGAACGGCAGAGGATTTTATGGCTGCAATTGATGCATCTATAAAGACCTTTAAGACCAAGGAGCCAGTATCTGGCACTGTGGTTCAAATTGGTCGTGATGGTGCACTTGTGGATATTGGCGATAAGACAGAAGCATTTATCCCAAAGTCTGAAGTATCAAATCGTAAGGATGCCTATATTGATGACATACTTCAAATTGGGCAGGTAGTAGAAGCAATAGTCCTACATAAGAATGAAGAAGGACAGTACATACTATCTCTAAAGCAGAATGAAATAGAATCCCTTTGGAATGACTTTCAAAATAGATTTGAACTATCTATACCTATTATGGGTAAGGTAGTCAAAATGGTCAAGGGTGGATTAATTGTAGATATTGGAGTTAAGGCCTTTTTGCCTGGTTCTCTAATTGATGTAAATAGGGTTACAGACTTTGAATCATATATTGGCCATGAGGCTGAATTCCTAATTCACTCAATTGATAGAGCAAAAGGAAGTATCGTTCTTAATCGCCGTTCACTTATTGAGCAAATGCAAAAGGAAGATAAGCAAATTGAATTTGCTAAATTAGCCATAGGTCAAATACATAAGGCTAAGGTTTCAGGAATAACTGACTATGGTGTGTTTGTTGAAATGGGAATGCTTGCAGGTCTTGTTCATAAGTCCAAGATGGGCGAATCATTACCTGAGTCCTATGCTATGGACCAGGAAGTAGAAGTTGAAATTATAGATATTGACTTTGAAAAGAACAGGCTTTCGTTAGCATTTAGAGGTTAAGATGACTTGGCCTCCAACATTTTTATCGCCTGTTTCAGAAACTGAGTTGTCTAACTCTCGTGGCTATGAAGTAATAGATTTTATTGAGACTCTCTGTCATTTAACTGAAGATTCTATCGCTGGTAAGACTGGTGAGAAGTTTATTCTTAGACCCTGGCAAAAAGACATGCTGGTTCATCTTTATGCTGAAAGAGAAGATGGGATGCTAAAGCATCGTCGTGCTTTGATTGGCGTTCCACGCAAGAACGGAAAGTCAGCACTGATTGCTTCTCTTGTTTTAGAGCAAATTGTTTTAGGCGTTAATGGTGGTCAGATTTATTCTGCAGCAGCAGATAAGGAACAGGCTCGTATCATTTTTAAAACGGTAAAGAAGATGATTGAACTTGAACCAGAGTTAAAAGATATCTTAGAAGTGTATCAAAATACTATATATAACCCTTTAACTGGTTCTGTATATAGAGCATTATCATCTGAATCCTTTACAAAAGAAGGTTTAAACTCTACTTTTATTGTTATAGATGAGTTACATGCACAGCAAAATAGAGAACTTTATGATGTTTTATCACTATCTATGGGTGCAAGATTAGAGCCAATGTTGGTAGCAATTACCACAGCAGGCACTAAATATGACTCTGCAGGTAAGGATTCTATTTGTTATCAGATGTATAACAGAGGAATTCAGATAGCAAAAGGTGAGATTGAAGACCCTTCTTTCTTCTTTGCATGGTATCAGGGTGATGAAAAACTCAATTACAAGGATCCTGAGAACTGGTATTTAGCAAATCCTTCAATGGGAGATATCGTTTCTGAAGAGGATATGCTTTCTGCATCATTGCTTACACCTGAATCAGAATTTAAAACTAAGAGACTAAACATCTGGACCTCTACTGGTCAATCATGGATTCCGTCAGATGCTTGGGATGCACTGCTACTTAAGGATAGAGAAATCATTCCTGGAGAAGATGTTATCTTGGCCTTTGATGGTGCTTTTTCAAACGACTCTACTGCTATAATTGCCTGGTACTTAGGTGGAGAAAAGCCACACTTAAAGATAGTAGGCTTATGGGAACTACCAGAGGTAGACCCAGATCCACTTTGGTCAGTGCCAATTGCAGAGGTTGAGAAGACTATTGTTGATACTTATAGAGATCCAAATATAAGCGTCAGAGAAGTTACTTTTGATCCTGCTCGTTGGTCAAGAACATTTATGTTACTTGATGAGGAAGGTATGCCAGTAGTTTCTTATCCAAACTCAGCAGAGCGTATGGTTCCAGCCACACAGAAATTTTACGAGGCAGTAATGAATCAATCATTTACCCATGATGGTGATGAAAGACTTGCCAGACATATATCAAACACAGTTACAAAGACTTCATCAAGAGGTATTATGGTAGCCAAGGCTACTAATAAGCGTAAGATTGACGCTGCTGTAGCAGCAATATTTGGCTATGATCGTGCAACAGCACCAAAGCCACCTAAACAACCTGTAGCCAGGTTCCATTCAATATAGGAGCATAATGAAAAAACTAAAGATAGACTGGCCAGTAATAACAGAAGTTACTGGTGTAGGGCTTACCACATATGGACTTTTCCTAATCTTTCCACCAGTTAGTTTTATAGCATTAGGCTTATTTTTAGTTTACATTACGGAAAAGGAGTAATCGTGGCAATCGCAGGTATTTATAACTTTACTCTTGACCAAGGTTCTACATGGACTCTACAAATAATCTACAATGATCCTTCTGGAACACCAATCAACCTGACTGGCTACACAGCAGAGATGCAGATTCGTCGTAAGTTTGATTCTGATACTGCTGTTTTGACTCTATCAACTTCAAATGGTGGTATCACAATTACTGGCCCTACAGGAACATTAGATTTAGTAGCAACAGACGAGCAAGCAGACATTGATCCAGGTCTTTATGTTTATGACTTAGAACTAAGCACTGGTGGAGTTAGAACTCGTTTAATTCAAGGAACAGTCACAGTTAGTGGAGAGGTTACAAGATAATGACTTCAATATCAAATCAAGTAGTTGTTAATGAAACAAACAACATTGTAACCGTCACTGCACCTGGACCACAAGGTGGTGCTGGACCAAGCGGAGCAACAGGCCCTGCTGGTTCTACAGGTCCAACTGGAGCAACTGGAGCAACAGGTCCTGCAGGTGCAGGAACAACTGGTGCAACTGGCCCTACAGGAGAAACTGGCCCTACTGGTGCAACTGGTCCTGCAGGAGCAACTGGAGCAGGAACTACAGGAGCAACAGGACCTTCAGGTGCTACTGGAGCCACTGGTGCTACAGGACCTGCAGGAAGTACTGGACCAACAGGAGTTACAGGACCCGTTGGAGCAACTGGAAGTACTGGACCTCAAGGCGTTACAGGCGATATAGGAGTAACTGGAGTTACAGGCCCTGTTGGAGCCACAGGTTCTACTGGCCCTACTGGTGTTTCAGGAGCAGACGGAGATAGATACGCAACAACATCTACAAGTTCTGTCGCAATTGGAAGCGGAAGCAAAACATTTATACTTGCTGATCCAAATGTTGATTACTCCATTGGTCAGACAGTAGTAGTTGCATTTGATATAAACAACCTGATGATTGGTGATGTAACATCCTATTCAGCAGGTACATTAATTTTTACAGTAACCTCATTTACAGGTACTGGAACATACGCATCTTGGAGTGTTAATCTTGCAGGTGCCGTTGGTATTGCAGGTCC